GGAGGGCAAGCCAAACGCCAACTATCCAAATTTATTATCAACTTTACTCAAATTTGTGGTGGAGAATTTAATACTTCACGACTTGTAGACTATTGTGTATTCCAGCTTCATAAAAACAGGAATGCCCAATATCAACGTACATTAGCTCCAAAAACATTTGGGACTACCGCTCTTCAAAAATATCTATCAATGTCTTCCAAATCCAAGCAATATCTGGAAGACCAATGGTTATCTGAAGCCAATCTAACCAGAGCCTATCTAAATTCACTAATCTGTAAAAAAGAGCATCCTCAGTCTAAGTATATTTATATGCCATCTGAAGAATGCACTAAGAAACGGAGTATCAACACAGATATTGGGTTTCTAATATGCTCTACATCCACATTGATGTGGAGTCCATTCTCTCCAGCATGTCAAATATGCACAAATGTTGAGAAATGCAAGCAAGAAACCGCGATAAAATATCCAGAGTTATACCGAATAAGACTCGAAGAATATGGCGAAAGAAGATAACGTATTAACAGAAGATTTCTTATTTGAATTATATTACGCTTGTTTTACATACGACTATGTATGTAGCTTAGTGTGTGAATATATGCAGAAATCGTACCTGCCTGGTAGAGATTTTCAAGCATTGCAGGGGTATCTGTGCAAATACTTCGCAGAACACAAATCATCCCCTACCCTTAATATTATCAGCCAGATGGTTTCTGTCAACAGAGAGGTTTCAGCACTTTTAGAAGATATAAAAGACTGCGCCGAAGGAGTTGAGCCGGAAATTATATTGGAACAGTTTGAAAATTATCTAAGACAAGTAAAATTTCAAAAGACTTACAAAGAGATAGGTGAACTTTATGCAAAACAGGATCGTGACAAAGCAATGAAGTTGCTCCAATCATTTGCAGAATGGCAAAATGATTTCAGCTTGCGTCAAAACTCTTTTGTTGATGTAGTCGAAACCTTTGAATCCCGTTTTAGGCGTAATAGAGAAAAACACAATCAAGAGTCAAGATTTAAACCAATCACCAGATTTTATATTGATGGTCTGGATGAAATGAACGGTGGACGAGATTTACGTACTCAATTAACATGCTTCTTAGCCCCTACTGGTGTTGGGAAAAGTCATGCCGCACGTTGGATTGGAAAATGCGCCTCTCAAATAGACGGATTAAACGTACTTCATTTCCAGTTAGAAGGTTCTGAAGATGAAGTTGTGGATGCTTATGCCGCGTCACTAGTTTCCTGTAATTCTTATCGTTATAGTACTGGTACACTAAAAGACCGGGAATTAGAACGAATGATACAAGAAATCAAAGCAATGTCTGGCACCCTAAAGGTCAAATCCTTTCCAAAGTTCGCTAATCAAGTGTCTACCATTGATATAAAAAATGGTATTGCTGAATACAAAAAAATCTATGGCATATCTCCAGATGTTGTTATCATAGATTCTATGGATTTGTTAACAGATTCCAGCGGACGTAGATGGTCAGAAAATGGAGAACGCCACAAACGAGTTGCTGTAGCTAATGATTTAAAAGACTTGGCAGGTGACGAAAATGTCTGGATGGTTGTGACTTATCAGGCAACTATAGAAAATAGAGAGTGGCTTAACGATGAACAAAATGTATTGACTGAATATAATTGTTCAGAAGCCAAAGGTTTGAGCAGACCAATGACTCATCTTATTACTCTTAATCAAAGCATCAATGAAATGCGCGAAAATGTCATGCGCCTAAATGTTGCAAAATCACGATTTTTCAAAAAAGGAGACCCATTTAAAATTGCTACTGATTATGATAACGAATGTTTTTATGACAGAGCAAGAACATTAAATATCAGCAAAGTTGCGTAATATGGAATTGAGTAAAGAAGAAAAAGAGTATATAATCCAAGAACTTTCTATTGAACTACATGCAAAACCGGATGGTAGCGGAAAGAACTTGATTGTCCCCCAGTGCCCCTATTGTGGGCATGAAGGAGGGAAATACGGTATATATATAGGTAAAGCAACCGAAAGGAAAAAGCTTTTTATGGCACACTGCTTTTCGTGTGGACGTTCAACCCAGACATTAGAACAATTGCTAACAGATATAGGCCGTCAGGACTTAATTATAACAGATACTTTTGATCTGAATGGAGATAAAAAAATTAATGATTTCTCTTTTCTGGAAAACGATGACAGGGAAATAGATGACTCTCTGTGTGTTGTGGAAATGCCTGAATATTATAAGCGCACTCATTTTAATCGGTATTTAAGAAAACGTGGATTTACTGAAGAAGATTACGATTTCTTTCCTGTTGGCACTACACGTAACATGAACTTTAAGTTTGATGATTATGTAATATTTCCGATTATAGACAATGGAGATATTGTTGGGTATATTTCCCGGCATATTTGGGATAAAGCTGATATTGATGAATATAACCGTAAAGCAAGTCATAATGGAAAATTCCAAATTATGCGTTATAGGAATAGCACTGAAAACGATTTTGTCAAATTATTATACAACTATGATAGTATAATTGAAGACGAAACAGATACCGTAATCCTTGTAGAAGGAGTATTTGATGTCATTGCACTTACGCGAAAATTAAACCTGTATAATAACCCATCTGTGGCTGTTGTTGCTACGTTTGGGAAGAAAGTCTCTGATACACAAATTTATAAGTTACAGGCAAAAGGAGTTCATACAATTGTCATTGGGTATGATGGGGATGCTGTAGAAGCTATAAAGAAAACAGGTGAACAACTAAATGAATATTTTGATTGCTACGTTGCTGATATTGAGAACTCCAGTCAAGATTTTGACAGTATGGACTTTTGGGAAATATATGACACGTTCGCTTTTGGACTGAAAACTTTAACCGAATATAAATTAAACAAAATTCAAATATGAATCCTGATTTATTAAATTGGCTAGATAATAACAAGATGTGTTTCAATATCATAGACGAAGATGTTATTGAAATCACGGGCTTTGGTAAAATGTACTATGAAGATACCAGTATGATTAAGTCCATCTTCCGTACTGATGCTGACAACAACATCAAGTTCAATACAATGGAAAACATTCAAACATTACAAGAAGAAGGCATTAATTATATAGTATTTCAATTTGGAGACAACTGGTATTATTATGACACAAGAAAAGACTTTGAATTTCAAATTTTAAAGTATGTAGGCAATAGGAAGCCATTAAACCATGCCCAAGAATTTGTAAACTTAGGCATACATACCCCTTTTGAATTGCTCAATGGAAGTTTTTCGCTAACAGATTGGATAAAAAAAGCCAAATACTTAGGACAATCCGCATTAGGTATTTGTGATTACAATACAATGGCAGCAACCCTTATTCTTCAAAAAGAGTGTGAAGCTGCTGGCATTCAATGGGTGTTTGGATATTCACTTACATTCACTGATGGTATCGAAAAGATAGATGCCAAAATATACTGTCAGTCACAAGAAGGACTTCAAAATTTGCTTAGAATTCAAAAATGTATAAATGTAGATTCAGAAAATAAAATCATTGATTTACAAGATCTTCTAAAACATGGAGCCGGTAATATAATTGTATTTAGCAAATATGCGTCATTTTGGTTGAAAGAAATAGGTAATAATCTTGACCGTTTTTTCGATAGTTTTGACGATTGCTTTTATCAATTAGATTTATCGGAATTCAAAGCTGAACGTATTGATATTAAAGTACTAGATGCCACAAAATGTTACTTTGACTACATATATGATACAGGCGATCTACCTCCAGTATTAATTTGTGACTGCTATTATTTGGACAAAGATGATGCAAAAAACAAAATCATCCTTAACAAAATTGCTGAAGGGGCAGCACATGAACAAAGTGATGACCAATATTTTAAGGACTTGGACGAACATTGGACTACTATGTCTGGCTTGTTTGATGAACACAAATGGGACATAGAGGATATATTCAATTGGGCGTGTGAAAATACTGTTAAGATTGCTGAAGGGGCAAAAGCTAGATATGAAATTGAACGCAACTTTATGCCTCAATATGACATGGCTGACAATGAAAAATCAAAGTACGCCAACCGACATGAAATGTTTTTGGATTTGCTGGAAGATGGGTTCAACAAATTGGTCCCCAAAGGTAAAGAAGATATATATCGCAAACAATTAGATTATGAGATTTATGTATTGGAATCAACCAACAACGTAGATTACATGCTCGTACAATATGATACTGTTAATTGGGCACGCAAAAATGGAATATTAGTGGGATGCGGACGTGGTTCTGCTGGAGGGTGTCTAGTTTTATACCTATTAGGAATAACACTTATAGATCCAATAAAATACGATTTGTTATTTGAACGCTTCCTTCTCCCTGAACGTGCCGGACTATACCCTTCAGATGTAACCATTATTGGAGATGACGTAGATTCCAATCAATATATCGAAGTTACATTAGAAAATCATAAAACTTATAAAATAGACAAAGACGCACAGTTACTTGTGAAACGTGCCGGAATGGATGATCCTATTGTAGTATATGCAGATGAACTGCAAACTGACGATGATATTCAATTTGATAATCGAGATCTTTTATTTACTCTAAACGAAATTTGATTATGATTCCAATTTTAAGAAAAGTGGGATGGGATTTAAATCCCAATGACAAGGTAGTTAATGCCATCCTCAAAAGATGTGAAGCCAATAATGGCGAGTGTCCATGCCACAATGACTCCGAAGACAAACGATGTCCGTGCAGTTCGTATAGAGAACATGATGTTTGTCATTGCAATTTATATGTAAAAATCGAAAAATAAAAAGGTATGGAAGATATGATTTTGACAGAAGAGATGCAAAAAATAATGAATCTCATTCAAGATGATGAGAATAATGTATTCGTAACAGGTAAAGCCGGTTCTGGAAAGACTACATTTCTAAAATATCTAATTGAAAAATCCGGGAAGAATTGCATTGTAGCTGCCCCAACAGGCATAGCAGCCATTAATGCAGGGGGCGTTACATTGCATAGTCTATTTGGCATTCCTTTTGGACCTATTACACCTTACGACCGACTGGAAAACAAATTTTCAGAATACAAGGTAGAACTATTGCTCAAAATGGAGTTGCTGATTATTGATGAAATAAGCATGGTACGTCCAGATATTCTGGACACCATTGATCGCAAACTACGGTGGGTTTACGAAAGTGATGAACCATTTGGCGGTGTACAAGTAGTAATGTTTGGCGATCTTTTTCAATTGCCTCCAGTAACAAAGAAACAAGAAAGAGAAATATTGTCTGACTTTTATGATGGCTTTTTCTTTTTCAACGCCTTAGTTTTCAAACGCACAGGTTTCCACATTGTAGAGCTAACAAAAATATTCAGGCAAACAGAACCTGAATTTATTAATGTACTCAACAATATTCGTAATTACCAAGTAACATCCGATGAACTGGATTTATTAAGCGAATTGAAAGACCGCAAAATTAGTAGCAGTTATGATAACGAATACATCCATATTTGTACACACAAAGCTGATGTTGAGAAAATTAATGCCGACAAATTAGGGGAACAAGAGATACGAAACTATGATATAGTTATCAAGGATAAGTTCCCAGAATCATCTATACCATGTGATTTACATTTAAAACTTCGAGTTGGGGCAAGAGTTATGTCATTGGTTAACGACTCATTAAAGGGTTATTATAATGGTATGCTTGGAATTGTGACCGCATTAGAAGATAACGTAATTACAGTACGTATGGATAATGGCCGGACTATCAAATTTGAGCGTTATACATGGAGTAATACGCAATATACTTTAAAAGATAATGAGATTGTAAAAGAAGAAATTGGTTCATGTACTCAATTCCCATTAACATTGGCATGGGCCATTACCATTCATAAAAGCCAAGGACTTACATTCGATAAAATTATCATTCATGTATCACATACTTTTTGTCCTGGACAACTATATGTAGCCCTTAGCCGATGTAGAACGCTGGAAGGCATCGTTTCAGATGCTTTTATCACCAAACAAATGATTATTCCAGAATATGCTCTAATTGATTTTGAAAGGGCATACAAATCAGAAGGTAACTATTATGGTAAACGGTTAGATTAATTAAAAATGAAAGTCATATCAGTTAAATATAAAACATCTTCAACAGAGGTGAAAGCCATAGATTGTTTTGTGGACAGTGGTTATTTGCAAGGTCCTGGAGGTTCCCTTCCAGATGTGGATGTAGACTTCCAATCAGACCGTAGACAAGAGGTAAAAGAGTATATTGAACGCCGTTATAACCATGATGGTAAACAACGTGTGTTTTCTGCCGGAACCTTTACGACTTTAAAGTTGAAAGCAGTGCTTAAAGATGTAGCGCGTGTACATCGAGTACCGGTAAATATTGTAAATTATATCACAGCTATATTTGAAGATGACAATATGAGCTGGACAGACCTGTTTACAATGGCTGCTACTAATAAAAAGGTACATAGCTTCATAATGGAATACCCACAAGTAATTGAAGATATTCGTACTTTGATGGGACAACCTCGTTCTTCATCAGTTCATGCCTCTGCCCTACTAGTAACCCCAGATTCAAAAGATGGAAAAGATTTGGAATGCTTTGATTTTACTCCTATAAAAAAAATAGACGGTGTGTTGATTTCTGAATTTGACGGTTATTCATTAGACGAACAGGGATTACTAAAAAATGACTGTCTTGGTATTAAGGAATTGTCAAAACTACAAGCTGTCATCAATATATGTAATGATAAATATCATACCGATATTACTTTTCAAAATATCGTGCAAAGCGGACTAGATGATCCTAAAGTATATCAACTACTACAAAAGGGATACACCCAAAATATCTTCCAGTTTTCATCTAAAGGGATGACTAAATTTTTGGTAAGTATGCAACCAGATAAAATTGAAGATTTAATCGCAGCCAATGCCTTATTTCGTCCAGCAACACTAGATTCCGGATCTACAGATAAATATGTAGACTGCAAATTGGGAGATGCAGATCCTGTATATCTATGGGGAACATACAATGCCATGAAGAATACTTATGGTGTGCTGTGTTACCAGGAACAGCTAGCACAGATTGCACGCGAAGTTGGAAAATTCAGTTTAGGTGAAGGTGTCAAATTGGTAAAACTTATATCCAAGAAAAAAGTAGATAAGATTCTTGCCTTACGAGACAAGTTTATGGCCGGAGCTAATGAAAATGGGTGCCCAAAAGAAGATGCAGAAGCAATATGGCACATGTTTGAGGTAGCTGGTGGTTATCTTTTTAACAAAAGTCATGCAACCGCTTACGCTGTTACCGCCTATGCCGGAGCCTACCTTAAAGCCAATTACCCTACAGCTTTTTATACCATAGCTCTTCAATGGGCTAAAGATGATGAAATTCCTACATTAATGAGTGAGATGGAACTATGCAGTGAAGCAAAAATAGTTCCACCAGATATAAATGTAAGTGGCGGAACCTTTATTACAGACTATGAAACCAATAAAATTTTTTGGTCTCTTTCTCGTATTAAAATGTTGGGAGCTAAAGCTACAGAATGGATTATAAACGAACGAAATGTACGCGGAGAATTTAGTTCTATTGAAAACTTTATAGAACGAATATTCCGGTATAAATTAAAGCTGTACAAATATTGGGATGATCCAGACAACCCGAATGAAGCTACTAAATGCCCAGTTAATGCAAGACATGTCCGTCATTTAATATTATCCGGATGTTTTGACAAAGTAGAAAATGCCCAATCAGTCATAGAACGATATGCCATTTTAGAAAAAGCCGCAAAATGTTTAGGTTTTGAAATATCCGAAAAAGATATACCGGAAGATTTGAGAAACAAACATTATTTCTGGAGTCAACAGCAAATCGCAATTAGTGGCATTGGAGCTATCGACTATAAACGTATTTATGACAATTCAGAAGCAAAGCCCCAAATAAAAGGAAAAGCATCTTGGGCACTTTTAAAAAACATACAAGACCCCGATTATGATGGAAAACGCGTTGCTATTTGTGCTAACATTGTAGATATTGAGGAGAAAAAGTTTAAAGACAAGAAAACAGGTGAGAATCGAGTTTTCTGCAAACTTTTACTTCAACAAAACAATGACCTGGTAGAAATGGTCATCTGGAATGATGAATGGATGAATGTCCGGGCAACACTTTGTAAGGGTGGTTCTCTTAGCAGTGCAAAGAACAAAATGCTTATATGTTCCGCCCAAGTTAAATACAGTGACTATACAGGTGGAAACAATCTTCAGTTATATAAATCTTCAATTATAGACATATTATGAAAATAAAAGCAAATATACCAGTTATTATGACTATTGTCGGACCATCTGGAAGCGGTAAGACAACAATGGCAAACATCATGTCTGAAAACGGCATTCCAACAATAGTATCATATACAACACGTCCCATGAGGGAAGAAGAAACAAATGGAAAAGAACATTGGTTTGTAACTCCGGAAGACAAGCCCCAAATGTCTGAAATGATAGCTTATACACAATTCGGCGAACATGAATATTGGGCTACATTGCAACAGGCAAAGCAGAAGATATGTACATACGTAATTGATGAAAAAGGTCTGAAATATTTAAAAGAAAAATTTCCAAACTCATTTATTATATTTTCTGTATATATCGACAGAAGTATAGATGATCGAATAAATTGTGGAATCGACCAACAGCGATGTGAACGCGATTTGAATCGTATAGAGATACCTTTAAATAAATATGATTATGTTATTCATAATAATTATTCACTCGAAGAATTTAAACAAAAAGTTAAACAACTCACACTAAGTTTATTAAAATAATATGGCAACTCCTAATAACGAAAAGCCAATTATCGTGGCTTTTACCTTAGACTTTGAGACTGGCGGTTTGGACTGCCAAGATTGCGCATGTACCCAGATTGCAATCCATGCAGTACGTATAGATACTTTTGAAACAATTGACAGATATGTAAAATACATATCCCCATATAATAAACAGCCGGATAAAGGTGTGGCTAAACGTAAAGTTTTGAAGAGTAAATTTGATAAAGACGATGAACAGCCCATGAAATATGAAGAAAAAGCTCTGACTTATTCCGCCATAACAATGGATATGTTAGAATCTCTTGGTATGGACATCAAGCAAGTTGCGGCAGAGGTTATTGATTTTATCCGCAAAAACATATTATCAAAAGGTCGCAACATAAAACCCTTCTTAATTGGCCAAAACATTGGATTTGATATAGGATTCATGCAACAGTTAATGGAATATGGAGGACAAATGAAAGAATTTGCCAAATTAATGAGAGGAGAAACAGATTTCTATGGGCACTTCCAGCCTTTATATATAGACACAATCGTTTTAGGACAATTGGCTTTATCTCATTTAGATGGCATGAGCAGTTATAAATTGGAAATCATGGCAGAAAAATTTGGTATCGAACTAGATGATGCCCATGATGCAGATGCTGATGTAACAGCAACGACCAATGTGGCTATGGTATGTTCCCAAAGGATGCGTAATGCTTCCGGCATAGATGATGGTAGTATGGTTATGACCAAAACAGAAAAATCACGTGTTCATTTCAAAATATAAAATATGGTAACAGAAGAAGAAAAGCAACAAGCGCAATCAATTGGACTGGAGCCAGAAGTAGTGTTCAACACTCTTTCAGACCGAAGAATCCTGGCTGTACAAACCGAAGATACCCATGAAACTATTATGGAAATTTCCGGATATGATTTACAAATAAATTTTAATCGGGATAAGTTACAGAATATTGCAGATATAGAAAGTATGCTAGATGGACTCAAAGACCTATTCAGACGGGTTGTTATGCAAGATTTATTAGAAAGTAATGTTGAAAAAACAAACTCATAAAGCCTTTCCTAGCTATTCTTAGTAAACCAAGCCCAGTTGAACATATCGGCTGGGCTTTAATACAATTAAAGAATGGAACTAAAGAAACCAGAATCGTTGAATAAACAAGAAATTGATTTTTGTGAGCTGTTCATTTTCGGCTGTGACCCTTATGCTGGAAATGCTCGCAAATGCTACGAAGATATATTCTATGATTCCAGTCATACCTCTTTAAGAAAGGCAAAACAATTAATGGCGCGGGATGATGTACAAGAGTATATCAATCAGTTGCGAGCTATCGCAAATTATGAAACAGCCGATCTAAAAGCTCGTCTAACAGAAAAACTATTGCATATTATAGACGAAACTTCTACAGCAAAATATACAGATCGAAGAGGCACAGAGCTATCACCAGCTCCATTACGTTCTGTAGCTGTGCAAGCATCAAAAGCTTTAATGGAAATGTATCCAGTAAAGGTAGCACAAGAAAGTAAAGTTGAATTGAAAGGTAACGGTGACTCTGGTATTGTTTTCAATGTCATTGTTCCTCAATCTAATAATGATAATAATGTTGAATAAAAGAACAAATGGTAGGACGAAAAATTACAATCATTGCCTCCCCTTTATTGAAAGAATGGAAATTGAAAAAGTTAATTGGAAGGGATGGGGTTATTATTAAAAAGAATCAAAATCAAAAAACAAAAGGCGTATGGGTACGCTTAAATGAGCCATTTGCAAATGAACTAGAATGGTTTATCCCAATCCAATCAGTACAAATTACTTCACATTAATATGGAACAGTTGGATAAAGGCATCGGATGGCTTCAAAAATTACTTAACCTACAAAAGAGATATGGCTTTTTCAGCATTATAAAAGGACTATTTCTGTTGTTTTTAAGTGGTTACATCATATTTTTCGCATTAAATCCAAAGTATCTTTTGGATCGTATGTCCGAAATAACAACTGCCCAACATGACCATCTAGTAAATACAAGGTTATCTGCGGATTCCAATATTCGCCATATTTTATCTAAAATGATATTTACCACTAATGCTGACCGGGCATGGTTAATAGAATTTCATAATGGAAGTAAAAATCTGACAACAGGATTGCCATTCCTTTTCGGTTCAATGCGAATTGAAGAAGTTAGGGATAGTATATCAAACGTTGACGAAGACTATGCGGATTTTAGCTTATCAAAATACAAACTTGTGGCAAAAGTATTGGACGATGGGTATTTTTATGGTGGGTTGGACGACATTCAAAAAATAGACCAACGCTTATATTACAAATTTCAAGCTAACGATATTAGCGAAATAGCCTTATTGACATTGTATGATGGGGAAAAGCCTGCCGGAATTATTGGATTATCGTTTTGTAATGGCAAAAAGATGGACAAACAACTGGTTGGAAAACATATCAGAAGCAGTGGCATAAAAGTAGCCACATTACTATCACAAATAAAAGATTAAGACTATGGAATTAAGATTAGAACGTCTATGGCCAAAAGAGACTTATACTATTGGCAGACTATATATCAATAATGAATTCTTCTGTAATACCCTAGAAGACAAGATAGTTGATAAAAATAAAAATGGAATATTCGATAATGGAGAGAAAAAGGTTTATGGAGAGTCAGCAATTCCGTATGGTACCTATAATATAATCTATAACTGGTCTCCCAAATTCGGTCGTAATCTTCCAAGATTATTAAATGTTCCCCATTTTGAAGGTATTCTCATACATAGTGGCAACACCGCCGCAGACAGTGCCGGTTGCATTTTAGTAGGGAAAAATTCAGCTGTAGGCCGATTATCTGAATCAAGATACACTTCCGATTGCCTTAACAAAAAGATTGAAGAGGCACAAAAAAGAGGGGAACCCATTACTATCAGCATTGTATGAAACCAATTACTATCATAAGTTGTATTCTTTGTATTCTGTTGCTTGGTTCATGCGCTGCTTCTAAAAATATGGAGAAGCAACAACAGATAGATTACTCCAGTGAATTGCAACAACTTCGTAATTCACTGGACTCTCTTCACATAGATATTGATAAACAATCTAAAGTAACAGCAGACAAATTGAGTAATTTAAAGTTAGAAAATAAAACAGTGTATCTGTCGATGCCAGACTCTACTGGAAAACAATATCCAATAAAGCAAAGTACAACTAATATAAACAAACAAGATACCGAGCATACAGAATCAGCTGAAACATCATCAATATCCATTTCACAAATATCATCCAAGCTAGACTCTCTATACCAAAGGGTTAATGAACTTTGCAAATCATCAGGAAAGACTATAGAATTAAGTTGGTGGGATTTACATAAAGATAAAATTTATCTATCGGCAATAATTACAATGCTAATAACAATATTTCTTGTTAAAATCAAAAAATCATATCATTTATAACAACCACCTCTATAACAAAAGACTATTCTTGATAAAACATTAAGAAGTTATGGATTTACATATTAAAGATAGATTGCTTATTCCTTCTATTTTTCCAGAACGAGGAAATTTTATGGATTTTAATTTGAAAAAGTCTATCGCCCGGAAAATTGCTATTTCAGAGCAAGACAGAAAGGACTATGAAATAGTCGAAAAAAAGGAAGAAAAGCGAATTGAATGGAACGTTCAAAAAGACGCAGAAACCCCATTAGTGGTAGAATTTTCTAAAGAAGAACTGGATTATATGCGTAGGTCTTGTGAAGCTATTGCAGAACAGCAAATGCCAGATGAAATGTGGGCTGTAGTTGAACGCATCTATAACGAAGCACAAAATTGATTTCTTACTTCTTTACTCACAATCATATCTTCCATACGAATGGGAATCTGTCTTACTGTACGGATTCCCATTTATTGTTTTAAATTAACAATATGGCTGTAGGATTAAAAGCACCAAACATAAAAATTGATTTCAAGCCATCTCCCAAACAATATGAATTATGGAAATTACTTCAACCCGACTATTGCCCTCATTGTGGAGGGCATATATCACAAAAAATGGTCGGACATGATATTAAAGGAAATCCACAATATAAACCATATTGCACATCATGCGGCTCTGAAAATTTACCACAACTTATTTTAGGAGGTGGTGCAGCCGGAGGTGGAAAATCTTATTTAGGAAGCTGCTGGCTTGTTAGTAGCTGTATGAGATTTCCAGATATACGTGCCGTTGTAGCTCGTAAAACCTTAAAGAGCTTGAAAGGTTCTACTTGGAATACCATAAAGAAAGTATGTAAGGAATGGGGGCTAAAAGAAGGGGTGAATTACAAAATAAACAATCTGGATGGGATATTGACATTTTGGAATGATTCAGTCATCATCATGCAAGAAATGGTTGACTTACCTTCAGATCCAAACTTTGAACGTTTCGGGTCTTCAGAATATACTATTGCATTCATAGATGAGGTATCAGAGATTTCAGAAAGAGCTATTGAGGTATTATTTTCTCGTCTTCGTTGGCGCACAGCAGAAACATTTAAAACTGCTAGAATGATGATGTCAACCAACCCTTGCATCAATTGGGTACGTTCGCGTTTTGTTCAAGACGATGAAGGAAATCCTGTATTATGCAAAGAAGGCGAAGCATACGTACCATTCTCTGTTTTTGATAATCCGGATATTCAGTTTGTACAGACCTATGTTGCAGCATTAAACAAAATTACAGATCGAGCAACACGAGAAAGGCTTTTATATGGGAACTGGGATTTTGTTGATTCAAACCTTATGGCTGCATATTGGAATTTTGATGGCGAAAAACATCTTATTGAACGGTTACGGGAAAAAGTTTATGATCCGATGAAGCCAATCATATCAGGATGGGACTTTAATGTCGCTCCATATATGAGTGAGATGGAGTTGCAGATTAATTATGAAAAGAAAGAAATATATCTGCTGGAAGAAAACTTAGGTAAACCAGAGAACAAAGAAAACAATACCCCCAAATTATCTCAAAAAATAAGAGACAAACACCTCCAGAATCAGCATATAGGCGGAATAATTATAACAGGAGACCCAGCAGGATTAGCACGTAGCACGCAAACAGAAGAAGGTGTCAACAACTATACTATTATAGTGGACAATATGAAAAACAATGTACTAAGGCCACGTATAAAATTGCTTCAGAAGCAGCCGCCACAAAGTACCCGGTTGGAGTTTGTCAACGCTATATTAAACGGGTTTGACGGTTGGAAATTCATGGCAGACCTACGGTGTCGTAAATTTACTGAAGATATGATATATCAGCAGAAGAACTCTGACGGCACCAAATCCAAGAAAAAAGTATTAAACCCCAAAACCGGTGGAAAAGAAGAAAAATATGGGCACTTATCGGACATCTTGGATTATGTATTAGTATTGTTTCTCTGTGACTCATGGAGACGGTTCCAAAATCAAAAGACAACAATTGAAACATATACAGCACCAGTCTATAACACTTTTGAATATTAATTATGTATAGAAGGTTTTTAAACAAAAATGATTATCTGGGTATCATTACGGAGGATGCTTTATCGCAGCTTACCCGTGGGAAAAATATTTGTTTTGTGCAGGCAGAACAAGCCGCTGAAGCATCTATTATGGATTACCTTACTGAAAATTATGAAATTGAACGCGAACTAAATCGAGGTAAATTCATCTTTGAATATGATCGAAGAATCAGTTATCCTATAGGATGTCATTTTTACCTTGACGGGAAAATATGCGAGGTAATTCAAGCTATCAATGGCTACAAAGCTCCTTGTCCTATATCTTATTGGCACGAAACAGAAGAGATACTTGACCTGAAAAAAATAGAACAATACAGCCAGATGAAAAACTATCGTCCCGGAGATGTGACAAAGTTCTTAGGACGGACATATATATGTGACATCGCCAATGGCATAGACTTCAACGATATTCGTATTCCGGAAGTTAATGCCTGGGAAATGGTTGATACATACAAGTGGGACACTGTTCCATACAATGAATGGGAAGTTGTAGAATATGAAGGCAAATTCTTCACCTTGCTAACAATGGATAATTATGACTGTCTGGTCAATCCAATGGAGTCTGACTGCTGGGGGATGATTGGAGAATATGATCCTTCACTCAATTCTTATGAGTTGTCAGAACACGAATATGTAGAATATAAAGGAAAAATTTATTACCCTATAATCAATCCCAATGCTGATGTACCGGAACTGGAAAGGAATATCAGATACCATGACCCAAGAAACTATAACTTGAAACGTCACATGGTTCAACTGTCATTATACGAGTTGCACAAACTGATTTCTCCTAACAATATCAGTACTGTACGAATAGATGACTACGACCATTCTATGCAATGGCTAAAAGACGCTTCCAGGCTAAAATTAAATCCTCAAATTCCGAGAAAAATTGATAATAAGAAAGAGCCTCTTACAGACTGGCAGATGGCAACCTTTCAAACATCTTATGACCCATATCAAAACCCTTGGCATGTATGAAACGGTTTTAATATGACAACAGAATCTCAAAATTAAAAATTAACCTCAAAAATTACATGGATTTTCTAAAAAAAATTAGGCAGAAAATAGATGAGTTCTGCTTTAACCACATGAGAATGGATGGTGCCCAGCATCTGATTGCCGGCATCTTGATTTATGATGTACTCAAATACCTTATACCTGTTTGGAGTGCCATACTAATCACTCTGATTATACTTGTCGCCAAAGAAGTTGTTTTAGACAAATGGATAAGGAAAGGAGTAGCTGATTGGCATGATATAATCTGGGGAGTCATAGGACTTCTGTTAGGAGTGTTGTAAGTACTACTCTTAGACTAAATGATACGGTGGGTAATAGTGATGTTGCTCATCGTATTCTAGTTAATGATGCTGTAGATACTGAACTTACTTCTATTAATTGTGTTAAAAGTAGTGCTGATAAAGATAATTTTAATGATGCTGAAAGAAAAAGTAAAACTAATGTTGTATCTTTGCACAATTAAATAAATAATGAACAATATCATAATGCTAAATAAATCCTATTTAAGTATCACAGATACAGGATTTTATTAAATTAGAAAATTATGAACAACTCTAAAATTGGAAATTTATTAGCTTACATTTCATCTAAAATTGAAGATATTAATCTTAGAAAACTAATAAAATTAGTCTTCTTAATAGATGAAGAGTCAGTGCGTTCACGAGGTATATCTGTTACTTGGCTAACATACTATGCTTGGGAGAAAGGACCTGTAGCCCCTTGTATTTATGAGATTAAGGATAGAGGGGGAATTTTCTCTAAATACATTAGTGTTCACAGAAACAGAGAAGAAAAAGTAATTATTACCCCATTTGTAGATAAAAACGAAAGTTCTATTCAATTTAGTAAGAAAGAATTGAGACTTATAGATTCTATTATTGACAAATACGGACAATTATCTGCTGATGACTTATCAGAGATAACACATAAACCTGGAGGATTATGGGATATTGCCAAAAAGAAATATAATCCTAATTTTAAATCTTCTAATGGGCGTTCTGATATAAAATTAAATTTAAAGGATTTAATAGAGGGAGATGAAGAAAAGATAAGCGTTTACAATGACGCTTATGAAATTGCTATTATGTGTTAATGTAATAAAGATGTTATCACCAAGAAATGTAGTTTACGGCTTTAGTAAAATCACAAACCCTCCAAAGGAAAAGTTTTTAATATCTTTATATAGAAGCAAAGAATTAAGTGTAGTGGCATGTTTTACTACATCACAAGATCGTGCAGGAGTACCGTTGGAGCAGGTAACACATGGAGCGATTAAAAACAAAGAAAAAGAAATTATTTCTTATGTATTCTTGACCAGTGTGTGTGTAGGAGTAGCGCCAGATGGCAGTGATTATCATTTCCCGGTTCAAACGGTTGTTCGATTTGACTATTGCTTTAAAGACGGGGAGCAAACAGACCTTTTATCAAGCTTCAACTCTCCTAAAGTAGTTTGTAAATTGAATGATGCTGAATATGAGAATCTAATATATGCAATGTATAAGAGTGATGATACACCCGAAAAATATAAGCCTCATTTTGAGAAGGTTTTATTTGATTTGGGAGAAAAGAAAAAGGCTACTTCATAGTAGCCTTTCTTTTTTATCTTCTTTTCATCTGTACAAAATCAATTAAGTCTTGCTCATTAATCAGTATTTTCCCGACAGGCTTAGTACATGTGATTCTCCCATCTGCCAAATACCTCTGAACGGCCCTGTAAGACGAGCGTAGGTATTCCGCAACTTTAATATTGAAATACATATTTTATAATAAACCCCGGTCACTTAGGGTGAATACCATGTGTCAAAACAGTAATCTGGGCTTTTACCTATTTTGGTAAGTCATAAATGACACACAGTGCAAAGTAACCGAGGCATATATTTTTATCTATTCGTCATATTGACGAAGTTCATCAAGTCTTGCTCCTTTATCAATACTCTACCGGCTGGCTTGGTGTACGGTATTCTTCCTTCAGCCAAGTATCGTTGAGCTGTTCTGTAAGATATACGAAGAAAATCAGCTGCTTCTCTTACAGTGACAAGTTTCACCTTCATACAATATTGTTAAGTCGTTCAAACTCTTTGTCTACTTCAGCCTGATATATATGCGCATATAGCTGCGTGGTCTGGATATTCGTATGTCCAAGCATTTTGCTAATAACCTCAATCCTCACCCCATTGGCTAATGCAACAGTAGTGGCAAAGGTATGCCGGGCAACGTGACTCGTCAGCTTCTTCTTTATTTCACAGAACGCCCCCAGAATTTTTAAATATGAATTGTACTTCTGGTTAGATATAACAGGCAACTTAAACTCATACTTCTTTAATATATTCATGACTTTATCCATGAGTGATATATTATAAGGAGTTCCGGTTTTTATTCTCTCATCTCGTATTCTATACATTCCGTCTGTCATTATAGCATCTTTGAAGTTGAAAATTGCCAAATCCGCATACGCCAAACCAGTATAGCAACAAAACAGGAAAAGATCTCTCACACGATTCAGGCACATATCATCAATCTGTTTAGTTTCGAGTTTAGCTAGCTCCTCTTTAGTCAAGAACTTTCTTGCTACACGTTTGCCGCGATCTAATTTGAAATTCTGATATGGATTCTCTGAAATCAAATGAGCCGCGTACGCCTCTCTTACAAATACTTTCAGTATCTTGTGGTAATTATATACCGAAGACTGGCATTTGCATCGTTTTTTGGCGAATTCATCGTATGCTCTGATATTTTCGTCACAAATATCAGTAAAATCTTTAATCCTGCCAAATTCTTTCAGTGCTTTTAGTACACACTTCTGCCTTTGCTTCGTTGAATCAGCAACTTGCCGTTCGTATATCCGTTTCTCCATAAAGGACAGAAATGAATTTGTGGTTCCGGATTCCGAATTGTTCAAATACCGTTCCAATCTTTCAAAGGTGAAAGGAATGTTTTGAGAAGAGAGCTGATAGACAAAATCATATATCCCAGACACCATATCATTCAACTTTTGGTTGAACACTAATGACTGGGGGTGATTTTTAACTTTCAGGTCTTTGCCCCACTGGTCGGAATAGAGTTTTATGCCAGTTCCGACATACTTGCGTTTCCGCTGATAAGTAACCTCCATTTGTACGGAGGATTGACGTTTTTTGGTGGCTACGTGCTTTCTATCAAAGACGAGCCGTACAGATACATTGTTCAT